TCTGCCGCATTACCAAGAGATGATGCTGTGTTGTTTAACTCAACATAACCATATCTTGTCATGAAACTTACTACTGGTTCAAAAGTTGACGGATCAATCACAACACCTGAGCTCATTAGTGGAATGTATGGGCAATAGAAAGCCGCCGCATCTACTTCACCTGGGCCTTTGTAACCTACAAGTACGTTAGCTGAATCAGAAGCATATGAGTTTACATATACTCTCATTGAGCCGTTTAATGTACCTACAAATTTAGTATTTGTTGGCGCATCAAATGTACCTTCAGTTGTTCTTGCGAACGCTGATGTTGTCGCTGATTGAAGAATAGTAAGAGCTGTTGGGGACATAACTGCCCAGTTACCTGCACCTCTTCTTGTTCTTTGTGCAATCAAGTTAGCTTCTCTGTTGATCAACACGGCTAATACTGCATGTTTGTCACCGATATACGTATGTGTACCAGTTACACTTGACATGTCAAAGTCTGTTGCCGCCGCTGTCGCTAGTGAATTTAGTGAACCTATAATTTCTTGATCGATTTCAGCAGTGATTTCTTGTGCTAGAGCCGCCATAATTTCAGCTTCTACATCTAGGCCATGCATTGCATTGGCATCTTGAGCTGACTCAAAAGTCCAACGTGCTGATAGCTTTCTTGTTTTAGCTTCAACTGTTTGTTTTAACACTTGAATTGATAGTCTGTTACCAGCCGCACCTTCTAGTGTTGCAGTACCTGCCGCTTTACCGTCAGTACCGTCTCCTGAATAGGCTTGACCTATTTTGAATGGAGATAGTGCTTCTTCACCGGCTGTTACATCATTTGATGTACCAGTAGCGTCATTACTGTCTGCGTATCTAACTCTTAATGTGTGAATTTGTCCAACTGGACCAGTCATTGGTTGTACACCAACGATCTCGTTAGCTATAACTGTGGGCATCACACGTCTGATTACTGGAAGGATAACCTTGTTTAAAGCCGCTACATTGCCGGCGCCTGTTGCACCTGCTGTTGCCGCCTCGGCCAAATATGTCTGAGTGTTTTCTAACACTGCTGACATAGTTTCTTTCTTTTGACCTTCAAGTCCTTCTAGCAGAGCAGATTTTGTATTTTCCCAGTTCTCTGTAATAGTTTTGTCTGTCATGTTTAACTCCTTAGACCTGCTAGTCGTTTAATATTAACGATATCATTATTTTCGTCATTGTTAATTGCTTCAGCTCTATCACCAGTGTGCTCTGTAATTACTACAGTATCTGATTTTTCAGATGTTGTAGTTTCATTTAACACTGCTGGTAGATATTTTTCAAACTGCTTTTTTAAATTACCAGTCTGTACTGACTCAAGTAACTCTGACATTACTTGACGCTTATCTTTTGACAATGGTGAAATAAGTTCATTAAGAGTTTTCTCTCTAACAATCTTATCTTCTGCTATTTTAAGCTTCGTTGCCATTGTTTCTATTTCAGCATCTTTCTCAGCTAGGCTACCTTCCATTTTATTGGTTTTTTCCTGCTGATCAGTAAGTTGAGTGTTCAACTTACGAATTTCCCCACCTTCGTTGAGGTAAGAACTCATGTATTCACCTGCAAACGCCTCAAATACTTTTCTACCAAAGTTGTTTTCTTTTGCAACTTTAATATCTTCTTTTAATGTATTGAGCTCGTTCTTAAGTGTTGAAGTAACTGCGTTCTCTACAAGACCTGCCGCTCTCTTGATGAAAGCTGATTTAGAATCTTCAATAATTTTCTTACCTTCTGATACTAATTGTACTTTCTTTTCAACGAGATCTTTTTTGTCTTGTTCAAATTCAGTTAACTCTTTGGAGAGTTGTCTGACTACAAACTCTTCTAAGTTTGTAAATTGACCTTTGAGTGCGTCTCTGTCGCCATGTAACTCTTGTACTTCTTGTACTAGAATATCATTAACGAATTTAGTCAACATACCTGAATGTTCGCTCATCTTCTTCTTGTATTCTACTCTTTCTGCAACAAGTTTTTGCTTGTCTTCTGCAAATTCACCAACTTCTTTTTTCAAAGTGTCAGTAATCATGCCATCCATAGCTTCTACAATTTGAGATTTGTCATTTTCATAACGTTGTGCGAACTCTTCACGTAGTTCTGCAGAGATTTCCTCACGAGCCTCAGACAGCTTTTTCTCCCACGCTTCCTGAACTTGAGTTTTTACTTCTTCAGAAAGTGCTTCGGATCCAAAAATTTCTGTAATGTTTGCCATCTGAATCTCCTTATTTTAATCTTAGCTCTGTTATTATTTTCGTAATCTCGTTAGCAAAATGTTTTTCTGCTTTACGATCATACATCGCATCACGACTAAGACCTAATAGACCCATGCCGCCATGCATATTTAGTAAGCCTTCGTATATGGCTTTCGGATATGCATCAGGAGCCGAAGGCTGAGCAACAATATCAACAGTGACGATTTCAAAGTCTGCGACTTTACCATCATTGCCTACGTTACCTGCGCCTCTTGAACTTACTCCTAATTTACATCCTGAATCCAGCAAAGTTGAAACTATCTTTCCCATTGGTGTGGGCATAACTTTTAGTTTTCCGTAGCCATCTGGTCCATCCATCCACATAGATTCAATCATATGAGAGACCCTATCAATGTTTATTTGTAAACCTTGAGGATGATCAGCTTCACCCATTACTGAGTAACCTGATTTTAGTCTTTCGTTAATTGTTCCTACTGCTTTTTGGATTTGATCAACCGGATATACACGTTTGTTTTCGTTGACTACTCCACCTTGAATAAAAACACCTTCCATATAATGGTGTTTATTCTCATCTTTGCCTTCATGTATAACTTTGATCTTTGCTTGATCGTAAGTTAAACTTTCTGTTAGTGGACGAAAACTCATTTGCTATTTCTCCTATTGAGTAATTACTTACTCGCTACTGGTGATTTAGCTGATGAGTCTGAACCGTCTGCGTGTTCTGGCTTTACTTCTGACATGCTTGGTTCTGTTGTAGCACCCATGCTTGCCGGTTTTGGAGCCGCTCCGCCTTTTTCATCACCACTTGCTGTTTTAACTGGCGCCGCACCGTTGGCATTTTCCTTTGGTGCACCCGCTACAGGTGATTTAACAGAATCTGAACCGTCTTTGTGATCTACATTGACTGCTTTTAGCTCAGCTTCTTCTAATGGTTGTTCTGTAGATTCCTCTGCAGGCATTTCCATTTCGCCTTCGCCTTCAGCTTCTTCTTCATCTTCTGCTTCTGGTTCGTCGTCTTTATGACCAACTAATTCGTTAAACTTTGCTTTAAGATCTTCAAGTGCATCTTCGATATCTTCGACTTCTTTCTTCATGTCGTCCATTTCTTCTTCATGCTCTTCTTCTTTTTCTTCAGCATCGTCGTCTTCTTCGTTAGTTTGTTCATAATCGATCTCTTCTGCATCTTCTTCAGCTTTTGTTTTTAGCTGTGCTTTAAGATCTTCTTCTTGATCACCAGTACCACCTACAGTTTCTTCAACTTCTTCAGTTGCTTCTTCGTCTTTTGACTCAGTTGCTTCATCTGATGCTTCTTCTACTGCTTCTTCTTTGGTATCTTCTTCTGATGATTCTTCAACTTCTTTTTCTGTTACTGTGTCAGCTTCTTGTGAATTAACGATATCTTCGTGAATTTCTCTAGCTTTTTCTACGATAACATCGTGTAAAAGCTCTTGAGCTTTGTCTTGTTCGCCGTTCACTAGAAACTCTAACACTTGCTCTAGTTTTGAACTCATTTGTGACATTGTGTAATCTCCTTATACGATTTCTCGCGAATAATCATATTATTATAGCTTTATTTACAAAATAATGAAATAAACCCGGGAATTCGGGTAGAATTCGGGTGATTTTTTTAAGATTTTCAAAAAAGTATGTTTTAATGGAACTAGTTTATGCTACTTCCACTGGTGCTCCATACATTTTTGCAACAAATTCTTCATTCTCTTCTTGATCTTTCTTCCTAATCTCTCTAACTTTTCTTAGTTTATTAAGATGACGTAAAGTCAAGCGAGTTTTTCTAGAACTTCCAATGTCAGCTCTGTGATAATCGTCTTGGCTTGGAAAATATGCTTCTTTTAATTCGTTGTATCTCATA